TTTCACACTTGGCCCTGATGTCACTTGCAGCCTACCAAAAGGCGTGCGCCAGTGCGATTACAAAATTGTCGCAATCGCAGCATCTGGCGCAAGATTTACTTTCCAGCGCGGACGAATCACGGTCAAATGAGCAAGTTCTCGGATCAGGCAAATAGAGTCAACGACACAGTCATGGGCTGGTTCGGTGATTCTGCTTTGTTTCGTCCGCGTGGCCATGCTGCCTTTTCAATCTCTTGCGTCTTTGATGTGCGAGAGATTCAGGTTTTTGACGAGTCTGAGCGCCAAGCTGTTGACACTCAGGAAATTTGGTTCTGGTTACAATTTTCAGACTTTGCGCGGCAAAGTACTCCTAAGCCAATGGATGAAATCATCTATGAAAAGCGGTCTTATGAAGTCGCCAGGGTTATGGATGAAGCTGATGGCGGCGTATGGGTAAGGGTTCACGAAAATCACAAAGGCATGGGTAGCTTCAATGTCATCTAGGACATCTATCCGAGAATCAATTGAAAGTGCAATCGGGCATATTGCTCCGGTTTGGCACTATCGTTTGACGCCTTTTGACGTTAATGAATTGCCCTCGATCAACATCTTGCCAGAAACAAACGCTGAACTTGAAACCAGTTTGCGAAACAACTGGCGCGAAACCGAAACCTTCCGAGTTGAGTTGGCCATTGCCCGTGAGAGCGATGAACAGCGTTTTGCCGATTATGTCGATGACCTTTACGAACGAGTCAAAAAGGCATTGATTACTGGCAAGTATTGCGTCAAGTGCCCAAAGGTCCACATTCAACGAAGAATGTGGGCTGTCGATGACCGTGGGCAAGTCCCACTAATTGTTATCCGTTTCTTTGTTGCCGTTGAGTTTGACGGTGACACCGACTGAGATAATGTTGTAAAATCATTTTAATTTCCCGAAGGAGCTATCATGGCTGAATCTTGTACCGACAATTGCTGCCTCTTTATTCGCGGTGACGTGCTTTGGCGCGATGTGCCTAAATGCGGTGATTCTGCTGATCCTGCACCTTTTGAAAAGGTTGGTGAAGTTCGGTCGTATACCCACAGTTTGGAAGTGACCACGATCGGCAAACAGAAGTCATTCGGCTTGTCTGGTGGCTATACCTGCACTGCATACACGTTTGATGGTCTGTCCATCACTATGGTTATCCAGTGCGCTAAGAACAGCAATCTGGCAGTCGCATTCTTTGGCGACAACTGCGATGCTGAAGCTGGCACGGCAGAGACTGAAGACTTCCCTGCATCAATGGTGGTTGGCAGTTCAATTCTTCCTTTGAAGTACATTGGCGCAACCAACGTGTCCATCACATCGCCTGCTGGTGCTGTTGTGGGAGTTGACTACAAATTGACGCCAGCTGGTATTGAGATCCTTGAAGGCAGTTCGCTGATTGGTTTGGATGTGACTGTGCAATACGACTACTCGATTCAAGGTCGTGTGGAAATTGGCACCAAGAACAACGTAGCCAAAGAGATTCTGTTGAACGCTAAAGACCAAGACGGCAAAGCCATCGTGGTTCGATTGTTCAACGTTGAGTTGGCCGCTGAAGGTGAAATCGAGTTGTTCTCTGAAGACGCTTTCTTGGAGTTCACTGTTACCGGCACAGCACTGGCCAGCGATGATTCTTCGTCTACCGAATGGTGCCCAGGTCTGATTCCATCCTCATTTGGTTACATCCAGCGCGTAGCTTAAGGAGTCACCATGACTGAAGAATGCTGCGTCTTAGAACGTGGGGATATCTATATCGGGAGCCCGATGAACCCTGATGGTAAGTCCTACGCCGATTCGTTCGGTTGGGGCGACCAATGGGGTATCTCTTGGGGCGGCAACCAAACGGCGATTCAACCCGCTGGAATGGCTGCTTTGCCACCTTCCCGCTACGTTGGCAATGCTAACTTGTCTTGGACGCCAAACTTCAAGGACATTCCTGCGCCAGTTCGGTATTCGATGTCCAGCTACGACAACTGCGCCACGAAGATTCTGGACTCAATGTCTATCTCTTTGACCTTGTATTGCAAGAGCGCAGCCAATCAGGCACTGGAATTTGGCGGCGATTCAGAGACATCTATTGCTGCTGCCACAGTGGTTGATGAGGTCATCTACTTCAAGCCCGGTAGCGTTTTGGATGGCTACACATTGCTGCCATTCTCTAAGTCACCATTTGACTCGACTCAATCTACACTGGTTAGTCTGCAAAACATTGTGACTGGCGTTAAGACGCCTTTGGTGTACGGCACAGACTACGAATATTCCATGTTTGGCATTAAGCTCATGAAGTCGCTTTCTGTGGCCACGGACATGCAAGTTGTGGCCTCATACACATCTTTGCCTTCGACTGTGCAGGATGGCTTTAACGACTGCCCGTTGGATGCTTCTTTGACTATTGAGGCACGGAACTTGGTTGCAAACTGCGCAGAAGATTCTGGCCAGAATTACCAAGGCCGGATTGGTTACTTCTTCCCTCGTGTGCGTCTGGTTCCTACCGGCACTCGAACTCTGTTTGGTGATTCTGAATTTCAGTCCATCACGCTTGAGGGTGAAGTCAAACCTGTCTGGGTCAATGGTTCAGAGCGGTACATGCGTAAGTACAAAATTTGATTTTTGGGCGAAAAGGGTCGATCACCTCTGTCCTGCCGATTCAGGACTAGCCCACCTTTTTACTAATCGGAGTACAAATGGATGATTTAGACAAGCTTTTCCCTGAGAAGCTAGCTTTTCAATTGCGCGGCAAGACCTACGAGATCGGCAAGATTAGCGTATCTCAAATGACTGCGGCCAACTCACTGGCTCAGATTGCTTATTCAGCGGTGGCCATGGATGGCGACATCACAGAAGTTGAAGCCGCTACGATGGCAACAGATGCAATCATGGTTATGCTTGATGATGGGCCAGTGCAAGCCAAACTTGAGAAGCTAATTAAAGAATTGACAGATATTGACGGGCGGTTGTTTAGGCACCTTGAGATTGCTGAACTGGTGGCTTTGATCATTGCGATTGTGAGGCACAACAAGGATTTTTTCGTCCTGCGCCTGACAAAGGCGCTGAGAAATTCCCTGGCGAACCAAGCCTTAAAATAACGTGGTCTGACATTGTGAGCGCACTTGTCAGAAACGGTTTCTCTCTTGCTGAGGTAGGGGCGATGACAGTGGATCAAGTGGAGCTATACATGCAGGCTATCGCAAAAGCAAATTCGACGGAAGAACCCAAAGCCGAAGCTCCGACTTTTGACAAGGACGGGTGGATGTAATGGCAACCAGACAATCACAAATTAAGGTTGAAGTACAGTCAGACACGTCTGGCTTTAACCTTGACCCAGCCAAAAAGTCACTTCGCGACTTGCAAAAGGACAGCGCAGCAGCTAAGGCAGAACTTGCCAAGCTGCAACTTGAATTTCAAGAGGCACGCAATGCTGCTGTTCAGGCTGGCACTGCTTTTGACCGTTCTATTGGCGACGACTTCAAAAAGAAGATTAGCAATGCGCGGACAGAAATCTCTAGGCTAAATGCTGAAGTTGCCAAGGGCGTTTCAAAAGGTCTTGATGATTCAGGCGTTGGCGGTAAGCTGTCTACGTCTTTGGCTTCAGTCCAAAACATCGCATTAGGCGCTGCTGCTGCCATTGCCACGGTTACGGCTTCTGTTACAGGTCTGGCATCAAAAATCAATCAGATCGCAGACTTTCAAGATATTGCCGAAAAGATTGGCGATACGGCGGCTAACGTTTCAAGTCTTCAGCGTGCATCTGACGTGTCTGGCGTATCGCTTGATACGTTGGCAAAGGCAAGCATCAAACTGACATCTGCTTTATCCAAAACCGATGACGAAGCAAAAGGCGTGGGTCAGGCTTTGTCCGCAATTGGCTTGGACCTTGAGAATTTTAAGCAACTGTCTCCGGTTGAGCAGATTGATGCTGTATCAAAAGCATTTGCCGGTTTTGAGGATGGCGCAAGCAAGACAGCAGTTGCCGTTGCTTTGTTTGGCAAAAGCGGTGCGGACCTTATACCGTTGCTGAACGATTTATCAGATGGCTATGAGCGCCAAAACATTCTGACAAACGAGCAAATCAAAGCTGCCGACGATCTGACAAAACAGTATGCAGGTTTCAAAAATGAGTTGTCTGCTCTTGCCACAACTGCCGCGGCAGATACGGTGCCAGTTCTGTCTGAACTTTTGAGAATTATTCAGCAAACAGTGGAATACTTTGGGCTTTTGAACAAAGAAGGCTCAATTATCTCGACTGTTTTTTCTGGCTTAAAGGTTGTTTTTGAAACGATTGTCATTGTCGCTTCAGATGTGATTTTTGTGTTCAAGCAAATTGGACTGGAAATATTTGGCATTGGCAAACAGATTGCAGCACTAGCAACTGGCGACTTAAAAGGATTCTCAGCCATCAGCGATGCGATGAAAGCTGATTCTAAAAGGGCACGTGAAGAACTTGATAAGTTTCAAAAAGAACTTCAGTTTGGTTTGACATCTAAAGGCCGAACTGCAATCCCGAATGACCCCAGGCTGATTGGATCAACGCCTGCTTCTGAAACTGTGGGAGCAAAAAAGAAGTTGAGCTTTAGCACTGCGCCAGAAGTCAAGGCTGCGGTTAAAAAAGAAGTTCAACTACGCGCAGACCTTTCAGCAAAAGAAAGCGAAATTCAAAAGCAGTCGCTCAATGAATTTAAATTCATCAGCGAAGAATACAAACGCCTGTACGCCCAAAACCTTATCAGCATTGAAGCGTACTATGCACAGCAAGAAGCCTTAATACAGAGCCAGCGTGAAACTGACAACGCTGCTTTCTTGGAGCGTCAATCCCAATTGCAAGCTGAAAAAGCTCGTTTAGAAACTGGTGGCGCAGATCCTAAAGAGGTTCTGAAAGTTGAAGAAGCTTTGCAAAAGGCCATCACCGACAATCAAGCAAAACAACTTGGCTATGTAACTCAGTTGCGTGGCTTGGAGGACTCCAAGGTCAATGCAGCGACAAAGTTCAATGCCGAATTGGGCAAGATCAATCAGCAGTACCTTGAGATTCAGGGTTTGGGCGCAAGTGCTGAAGCTCAAGAACTGCGACGCCTTGACATTGCGCGTCAATACGAAGAACAGCTTAAACGCATTCGCGCTGAAAAAGGCGACAATAGCGCAGAAGAAGCACAGGTTCTGGCCATTCAAAGGCAACTTGCCGCAACCCAGGAACTTGCAGCGGCTCAGACGGCTTTGAAGCAATCACAAACTCAGAACACCATTGAGCAAGTTTCGCTTCAAGAACAATTGAACCGTGGGACCATCTCGCAAGTTGAGGCTCAAGTTCGGATGAATGAACTGAAGGCCATTGCCATTGAGCAAGAAATTGCTTTGCAGCAAGCGGCAACGCAAAACCTGAGCTTGTCTGTTTCGCAGCGAAACGAGGCGGCTATTAAGGTTGCAGAGTTACAAGCGGCTTTGGCAAACCTTCAGCCTCAGCTGGTTGACTTTGGCACACAGTTCAAGACTTTGTTCCAAGACAGGATCGGCGATGCCTTAGGTGATGTTCTGACGCGCACAAAGAGCTTTAAAGACGCGTTTAAGTCTCTCCTAGTTGGTATTGCACAGGACATCATTCGCTCGAATATCAACAAGGCATTGGCAGGATTGTTCAGCGCCGGTTTTGGCGGAGCAACTGGGAACTTGCCTGGCGTTGTAGCAGGCGGTCCTGCATTTGCTGAAGGCGGTTCAGTCCGAGGCCCTGGCACTTCAACATCAGACAGCATCCCGGCGCGTTTGTCGGATGGCGAGTTTGTGGTCAAGGCATCTTCAGTCCAGAAGTATGGCGTTGACTTTATGAACGCCATCAACCAAGGCATTGCCCCGGCTGTTCGCGCATTCAAGAATGGCGGTGCTGTGACTCGTTCTCCGTCGGTGCCTCAGGGTTTTGCAACTGGAGGCATGGTTTCGCCTGCGTCTTCGTCTGGCGATGTTAATATTCAAGTCATCAACAACTCAAGCCAGCCAGTTACCGCAAAGCAAGAGCAAGATCCACGCACTGGCCTTGTGTCCTTGATTCTGGAAGATTTAAACAGAGGCGGTCCAATTTCTCGTGGAATTAACGGCATCACCGGGACTGGCAGAAAGCCAGCGTACTAAATGGCAATCACTACATTCCCAGAATACGCAAGTCTTCAGTTCGAGGGTCACTCCTACGAACCTCAGCCGATTGTGCAGCGTACTCAATTTGAGGACGGTTCGGTAAGACAACACATGTACGCAAGCCGCAACTTGGTTCGACGCCAAGTTCGCTACACGCTTTGCACGGCAGAAGACTTTAAATCATTCAGAGATTGGGTGCGTGATGACTTGTGCCGTGGCGCACGCTGGTTCATGTGGAATGACCCACTTAAAGAGCGCGAAGGATCGACCGGTTTTGTCAGAGCCAGGATTGTGGACGGCCAAGTTAAATTTAGCCCATTTGAAGAATCACTGGGTGTATGGTTTGCTGACTTCACAATCGAGCACTGGGACACGGCTTTATGAGTCACCCTTACTCAACTGAGTACCACGAGGTCATCACATCGCTTGCGCCTTGTGAGCATCCTTTTATCTTGCTCAAAATTGAGCACGCCATTGCCAGTCCGCTTCGGTTAATCAACGACACTCAAGATTTGGTCTTTCAGGGCGAGAACTACATCGCTGTTGGCTTTAAATGCACATGGGTTGATGACGTTGAAGGCCAATTGCCCAAAGCATCGCTTCAAGTTGACAACACTACGAACCTGTTTTCTCGCTTGTTTGAACAAACGGCAGGAATGCGTGGGATGAAAGTCACGATGATGGAAATCCTTCGCAGCAATCCAGACCTGATTGAGCGTGAGATTCAGCTAGACGTAAACACAGTTTCGATGAACACACAACTGGTTCAGCTTGGCCTTGGTTTTGAGGATACGCTAAACCGCACGGCGCTAAATCAACTGTACCGTCAACCAAAGGTAGGCGGCTCAAAAGGCTATCCAGGGCTGTTCTGATGATCCACTGGTGCAGCAGATTCATCGGCATCCCCTACGCGCAAATGAA